TGCTTATCCGTTTGGCAGGGTTTTGTTTATTGACTTAGTTTCTGTAATGATATATAATTAAATTACTCATTTTTTATGAGTATCGACTTCCCTGTTTGATTAACCAATAAACCCTAGCTAGTCTAGGGTATGTGAAATATAAATTTAAAGATACTACAACAACAGAGTATGTTATAGAGGCAGATAGCGAACAAGAAGCAGTAAAAATACTTGATGAATTATGGTGGACAAAACAAAATAGTATTAAGGATTTATGTTATCAACATAAGATAGAACGAAGCTCTAGGATCTGGATAGAGTATTAAAAAAATTTTTTTTACGCCTTCGGCTCTTGTAAATTATCAGGTTTTTTTCTTCCTTTTATTCTTGGATAAGTTTTTGTTTTATGAGTATTACAATATCTAAATTTGTTATATTTTGATATAACTGTATCACAATTATCTTGCAAACAAATTCTTCCACTACTATATGAAGTAGAGGGTTTATGATTAGGATATTTATTTCCTTTTATATAATCACTCATACAAGATATAGTATAGTTAGAGGAGCAAAAACTTATGTATATGCCAAAGAAGAAAAAGAAAAAAAATAAAGGTAGAAAAAAAAGTAGATATTAATGGCAACCTATCAAGGAATGAAGGTAAAACTTAATAACCCTACGGCTATTAGAAAGGGTGAACCTGGCTATGGTCGTAAGTCTAAAAAAGTATTTGTTATGTCTAATGGCAAAGTAAAAAAAGTTATGTTTGGTGATCCAAATATGCCAGTTAGAAAAAACAATCCTAAAGCTAGGGCTTCATTCCGAGCTAGGCATAAATGTTCTACTGCAAAAGATAAAACTACTGCTCGTTACTGGGCGTGTAGAGATTGGTAAAGGAGTAATATGCCAAAAGGACCAAAAGGTTATTCACAAAAGCAAATGAAGATTGCTAGAATAGCACCACCTAGAAATAAAATAACTGCTGCTGATTTTGCAGCGTTAAGAAAGAAGAATAAAAAATGAAAATAAAAGGTGTAGATATGTCTGATCTTACTAAAAGACAACAACAAACAATGAAAAGACATTCAAAACATCATACTAAAAGACATATGGAGTATATGCGTAACAGTATGAAAAGAGGTGCAACTTTTACTCAGGCTCATAAACGAGCACAAAAAGCTGTTGGTAAGTAATGGCAAAACGAGTAAGTTGGATGTTTGGTGGCAAAAGATATTATGGTACTCTTATTAGAGAAACTAAAACGCATAAATTTGCTAGAACAGAAAACGGAAAAGTAAAAAAGATTAAAAAGTAATGGCAGCAAAAATACCAGCAAGTGCAAATTCAGCTTTAATTAAAAAAGCAAAATCAAGTGGTATATCTTTATCTACCCTTAAAAAAGTTTATCGTAGAGGTCAAGCAGCATATCTTAGTTCAGGGTCAAGACCTGGTGTAAGTATGGGTGCTTGGGCTATGGGTAGGGTTAATAGTTTTATTCGTGGTTCTAAAAAACACGATACTGATCTTCGTGGTGGAAAGAAAAAAAAGTAGTGGCAAAAAGAACACAACCTTATCGTTATGGTGTACCTGCTAAATACTTAGCAGGATTATCAGATTCAGCAGCTAAAAAAAGAGCAGCAGAAATAAAAAGAACAGCTAAGGCATATAAAGCTGGTAAGAAAATCAATACAAAAAAAGTACAGAAATCAAGAGTATCGGATAAAAAGAAAAAAAGAAAATAATGGCAGAACGAAAGACTTGTGCCAATCCTGGTTGTGAAAAAAAGTTTACAGCTAAACATAATAATAAAAAATATTGTACTGTTCAATGCAGTCGCAAAGCACAACACAAAAGAAATAAAGTTAAAAAACAAAAAGTATTTACATCACAGATGACTGCTACTCGTGGTGAGTATTACAAAGATTATGTAGAAAACTTTGCTCCTGAAGTACAAGAAGGTTTAATACAAAAACAAATAGTTGCAGAATTGTTAGATGTTGATAAATCTCTTATAACTAAAATGCACGAAGCGTATTTACTAGATAAAAACAATATAGAAAAAAAGAAAAATTGGACAACACCTAAAGAAGCAATTAAAGCATTAAATAAATTTGAAGATTTTAGAAACAGATACTTTCAAACAGAAACAGGCGAACAATACGAAACAGCAGCTTTTCATAAAAAATGGATAAATAGTATTTTAAAAGCTATTGATGAGGGTGGAGAACAAATGATACTTAGTCCTCCTAGACACGGCAAAACAGATTTACTTACACATTTTGCTGTATGGCAGATATGCAAGAATCCTAATGTAAGAATTATGTGGGTTGGTGGTAATGAGGAGATAGCAAAAAATGCTGTAGGTGCTGTAGTAGATCATTTAGAACATAACGAAAAACTTATACAAGATTTTTGTGGACCAGGAGAAACATTTAAACCTAAAAACAGATCTGGTAAGTCTTGGACATCAGGACAGTTTACTATTGCTACTAGAACTGTTACAGGTATTAAATCACCAACTATGGTAGCTGTAGGTAAGGGTGGCAAAATTTTATCAAGAGATTGCGATTTAATTATTGCAGATGACATTGAGGATCACGGCACAACAATACAACCAAGTGCTAGAGAACAAACAAGACAATGGTGGACAACAACTTTATCATCTCGTAAAGAAGAACACACAGCTATTGTTGTTATAGGTTCAAGACAACACCCTGAAGATTTATATAATTTTTTACTAGAAAATCCACAGATGGACAAAATAGTAGAAGAAGCACATAGTACAGAATGTGTATTGCCAGAAAACGAAATAAAATTACATAAAGATTGTATGTTATGGGCAAGTAAGCGTAGTTATAAATGGTTATTATCACGTTTACAAGCTGCTGAAACTACAGGTGGTAAAGCAATATTTGAAATGGTATATCTTAACAAAGCATTTGTTGATGGTATAACAATGTTTGATGTAGAAGAAGTTGATAAATGCAGAGATGTAAATAGAACTATTGGGCAGATACCAGCAGGTACAAAACTAATTGCAGGACTTGACCCAGCTTCTACAGGTTTTCAAGCGTGTTTTTTGTGGGCTGTAAATACAGATACAGGAAAAATGTATATGGTAGATATAGAAAATGAACAGGGTGGTGGCATTATACAAGCTAAAAAAACTATTAAAAAATGGTACGAAAAATATAATCTTGCACATTGGGTTATAGAGGAAAATGGATTTCAAAGAGCTATAAGACAAGACAAAGATATTAAAGATTATTGTGCCAGAATGGGTATATATTTAGAAGGACATCAAACACAAAAAAACAAATTTGATCCTATCTTTGGTGTAGGAAGTATGAGAGAATTGTTTAAGGAGGAACTAATAAGTTTGCCTTATGGTAGTGCAGAAAGTGAAACAAAGAGTAATATATATCGTAGGCAACTAATTTATTTTTCTACAGGTGCTAGTAAGCAATCTGGTAGAAATAATAAATCAGATGTTGTTATGGCTAGTTGGTTTCCTATGAGAGTAATTAGGAGATTACAAAAAGAAAGATTAGCTGAAGTAGGATTAGATTATGAACCAAGTTTTGGAGAATGGGATTTAAGCGATATGAACGAAAGCCCTTGGAGTTAAAATGACACCAGAAGAAATACAATACGCTGTAACAAATTTACATTACGATAATCAAAGTGCGTACTCTACAAGAGGGCGTATTCGTGCAATTATGAATGGTGGACCTGATGGAATACTTGCTTTACTTGGCGACCAGTTAAAAGGATTTCAAGATTATCAAATACCTGTACCTAACCTAATGATGTCAGGTTTGGAACATTTATCACAAAAAATAGGTCGTATTCCTAATCTTAAAGTAGATGTACCTAACAATAAAGATTCTGATAGAGCTAGAGCTAAAGCAGATAAGATAGCTCGTATTGTAACTTCATATGATGACACACAAAAACTAGATTTACAAATGCCACAAGTAGGTAGATGGCTACCTGGTTATGGTTTTGCTGTATGGGTTATTAGAGAAAAAAAAGGACCTGATGGTACGCCATATCCTTGTGCAGAACTTCGTGATCCTTACAACTGTTTTCCTGGTTATTTTGGTGCAGACCAACAACCAAAAGAAATGGCTATTGTTCGTAGAGTTCCTAAAGAAGCTCTAGCAAGAACTTATCCTAAATCAGCAGACAAGATTATGTCTAAAGAT